CACGGACTGCCATGATTAGTGGCCATAACTATAATTGTCCTAAGGTTATTAAACTTCGTTAGTGAGCTGAACCTCGTAGTTACGAGCTAGGCTTACATTCTTAGCAACAGTAATACCTTCACCGTCACCAAGCATAACAATGTCATAACGCTCTTTCATCTTAAGCTGACGGATGTCACGGCTTGGATCATCAAACTGATCTGTTGTCATGTCATCTTTAACGAGGAGTGTACCAACCTCATTACGGTCAATCAAGAAAAGGTCTGACTTAGCTGCGGTTGCGCCACTCTTAGCTGTAAAGCTAACGAATGGTGAAACCAAAACATTAAGACCCATTGGAGCGGTTGCATTGAGTGCTGCATCCGGTGACTGAGGACGGTATCCCCAGCTTGTGCCAACAGCAGAAGCTGCGCCACCTGCATGGAAGATACTATCCTTAAGGAATACCGACCACATAAGTGGGTGAAGTATAAAGTCTGTTGGAATGTGCTTTTCAGCCATAAGAACAGCCGCCATGTCAACGATGTCATCCCAAGTAACTGTTCCATTGGCTGCGCCACTGAAACCCTTACCAGTTGTGTCATCATAAGACCCACTGTCGTTGTCAAAGACGATTGTTGCAGCATCTTTGAAGCGACTTAGTGCAATTTGTTCCTTGAGACGTGCCATAGCACGACCTGCTGCACGAACATGAAGACCAACAATGTCCCAAAGTGAGTCAGTGATGACTTCTTCGGTGAATGCTAACTTCACGCCCTTCTTTGAGACTTTACCCTCAATTTGCTTTGCAAAGGCGAGTGCCTGCTCTGGATACTCTTGTCCTTCTGGGATCTCAGCTGCTTGAATAGCATTAACGGCTGGGAATTCGAGGGAACGACCTTTGCCAAGGCGTACTGTTGAAAGCAAAGGAGTTACCAAAAGCTGTGGCTCAGCTGCTTCCTTTAGAGTACGAGAGATAATCTTGGGGAAAAGTATTGCTGCATCAGGTGATGCAAATGCTTCCCTTACGGTTACTCTATTGTTCTCATCGATATACCCATCCTCTGATAATGCTGCTTCCCATGCTGGGAGACCAGAAAGAAGTTCTTGGATTGTTTTACTCATCTTAGGATTTTCCTCCTGCTAGTATTATAAGGTTAGGTTGACGCGGAAAGCGCCAATGACGTTGTTGACATCCAGATTACTACGGATACCAAGTTTACCTGAGAAAGTGCCTGAACGGGTAAGTTCAAATACTGTCTTAAGTGCACCTGGATCTGAAGGAAGCTGCATGTAAGAAAGCAAACCATCATCAAAGTTGGTTGCAAACTGTTCTACTTCGACTACCTTACCAACCTGGAGGTAAGAATAGACATCGCTTCCGCTAAGGAAGTTGGCTGCAGCTGCCAACACTGGACGACCCATATGGTCAGAGCGAACAACACTACCGACTGTTACGGTGTTGTTAATTCCGGTTACCATTGGGTATTCAACATAACCATGGGTAATGAAGCCAGCGCCTTGTGAGGTGCCCTTATCAAAAGGACGGTACAGGTCATACTGTGCAACACCGATTGGAACCGATCTTGCCGCAACTGTAACTGTATCAGTTGCACCAGAGCTGTAAGCTGGAGTTGCTCCATCTAATGGATCCCAACTTGCAGGCATATTGTCACCATAGGCTTGGCTTGAACTGGTACCATTAGCTGGTACGATTCTTGCGTCACCATTTGCATCTGCTACGACAGAAAGGATAGTTCCTTTAGGGATTACTATCTCAAAACGGTCGTCTTCTGAGTCAAGATACCAAGTTGGTAGACCAGGATGTGGAAGGAGGTATGCTGCTGGAGCAATACCTTCTGAAACCACAAAGCGACCAGCACCGGTTTTAGTGCCTACTTTGCGAAATTTAGCTAAACTCATTTTTAATTATCTCCTTGTTTCTAAAGTTTACGACGGCCCATTAGGGCGTCTACAAATACTTGCTCAACTGATACTTCTTCTTTCGAAGAAGCAAAGTTTCCTTCTTCATCAACGGTTGTTACATTCTGTTCGTCAATAGCAACTGTTGATTCATTATTAAACTCTGGCACTCCAGTAGAACGAGCCTTGCGGACTGGCATCTTTACTAGATCTCTAAGCGAATCGGCCAAAGAAGAAGCTGTACGAGTCACATGTGACTCAATGAGCTCATCTCTCGATGTATCTTCTTCAACGCCTGCGCTAATCTTTGCATCAACAACTCTTTCTACAAGAATTCTATGAAGTGCTACTTTAAGCTTTGCATTCTCTTCTTCAAGAGCCTTAATCTTATTGAGATTGTCGCCTTCTTGCTCAGCGGGCTGCTCAGCCTTATCGCTGAGGTCTTCGACTTTCTCTTCTGGCTCTTGATCTTCTTCAGCCTTCTGTTCGTCAGCTGTATTTTCTTTTGAATCAGCAGATTCTTCGGAATCAACAGCAACTAAGGCTTGTTCTTCTGAATTATCTACTTCTTC